CCAATAGCATTGCCTCATTGTAATAGTCCATGACAGACTGAGGTATGTTATCAGCACGCAGCCTCCACGCCTGATCTAAAATCCCACCTAGCGCACGCCAGTCTCTTGACGCCATGGCGCGCACAGCCATGCCCGTCATCATCGTGAGGCTATGCCCGTCATTTTCCCTTAGGTAATGATGATCTTGACTTTGAATACTTGTCATATCGATTAGCGTCGCGTGTTTTTCAAAACCATCAGAATATGGCAATATGAACGGCCCAGATTCACCGAGGCTACTGCTAATGATCGAACATATGCCGCCGCGACGCATACATGCATGGGTCATAGATTGACCAGAGTAATTTTCATTTGGAATCCAGCCAGAAGACTCTGTCTCTAGGGCAATTTGTTGAGCCAAGATCTCTGCTTCTGCTTCCTGAGGGCCAACTCTCGCCCAGTCTCTAAAGACCGCAGTCTCTCCTCCGTGTGAAGCGACCCAAACACCAGACTTAAGATGCACCCTGATCGAATGAACTTCTCCTTGATATTTTCCGCATACATCCGTACCTATGAGAGTAAATTGATGTGGACAAAAAGAAACGATCATCACCATTCTCCCCTGCCCATAGTGATATTCTTTGTGGCTTTGATATCTTTATTGGTGAATTCCCATATTTCGCCATTTTCGTTGATTATTACAGCAAACAACTTTTCTATTTCAGCACCATAGTCTGTAACAAGCCAGACGCGCCCTCGCCCCTTAGGCGTGTCTACTTCTAAAGGTTGTTGAGGCTCATAGATGAACATGATTTTCCAAAATTATGTCTGTGTCTCTGTGGCAAAGTGCTTCGTAGGCAACAACATCTTTAGACCAAGACGTTCCTGTCCACCACTCAAAGCCAGGATTTCGAGACTTGTAAATACTATCGTCCTCATAACCACCCATGAGATAGTAATGACGACAGCCCAATTCTTGAGCTAGAATTGTCTCCTGATATGTGCTGACAGAACCTAATGATAATCCTGGTTCTTGATAGTCCCAGGCGAACTGCACGCCAACAAAAGAATGGGGGTAGAGAAGATAGCAGACGAATCCAATTGCCTCTTCATTCTTTTCGAAAGTAAGCCATGAATATTCAGGATTTTTTTTAATTTCTTCAAAAACATGAGGACTAGTAAATTTTTTGTATTCAGAATAGAAGTGAACGACGGACTCATACTCGACGCAAGTTGGCTTCCTTCTTGATGTTATGACTTTTTTAGAATTTTTTATTGTTGTTTTTCCAAAACGAGTCGCAGACAGATCATATCTAACGGATCTGGCAGGAAACCACTTGCCTTGCCACGGCAACCATCCATTTTCCAACATCTCATCAGGAGATTCTTCTTCGACAGTAGCCCAACATGGAGAATGAATCACATCCATTTTGGTAATTTTGCCCCAGCCCTCTATATGGTCAAATGTTACTTTCATCAGGGGGGAACCTCGTTCTGTCAGCATTACTAATAATTTTAACGCTACAGTTAGAGACACCACTGATCATCTTTTTGTCCCCTAATAACAACACATGTGTGTCGACATAAGGAAGTGTGTCAGAACCAACAAAACAGAGCGATTCCGGATATACTTGAATATCTTGCGTTTGACAGGGTTGAGTAAGGCAGTACTCTTTGTAATTCTCAGGAATCCAAAAGGAATAGGGGTCATACTGTAATGGGAAATTGTCTGCCCTATATACGCATGCTCTGCCGCCCTTCGTCTTTTCAAGAACAGAAAGGGAAGCTTTGTCTAAGAGTATCGCGTGACTCATAATGATTGGGGTGGGGGAAGATGCTGCGGCCATGGCAGGCAGATAGCCACCAGACCCCTCCGGACACAAAACTACCTTCCAGTAAAACCTAGAAGAGAATGCCCTCATGGTGGAAAGTATTTCATTGCTGTCACCCTCCCAGGGGACAACCACCTCTGTTTCTGTCGACGGAGCATGAACGCTAATCATAGATAAGCATTTGGTCAACATTTCTAGGTTGGATGGGAGATCAAGAACAATGCTCAACATAAGAATGACGCCTTGATGATTGCTTGTGCTACTTCGTAGGGTTTTTTTGAAAGTGCCCATTCTTGTATGGACGCTACAACTTTTCCCCTTTGTTCGTCGTCAGAGACATATTCTCCCACCCCAGAGATAAAAGATTCTGGATTCTCATAGTTTAGACAAGGGCAGCCTTCGATTTTTGCCCCCACTAAAATTGGTAGCGCCCCCGACCTAACTGCCCTCATAACCCAACGGCTATTGCTTCTACCACCCCAGAGGACAACGACCTTGGAAGAGGCTATTGCTGAATCAATTTCTGGCTCGTCTAGCGTGCCAGCATAGTAGGGGATAGGCCATGGGGATGGGCCATATGCTCTAGAAACATATTTCTGCTCAAAGAGTGGGGACAAAAAAGAATTGAAAGAGGCATCGTAGTCACCCAGCAAAAGTACATCGGCAGCCAAAAGACTATTTTTTTCTGTCTCGCAGTCAATATATGGCCAAGGAATCTCAAGCTCTGAATATGTGAAGCATCGATCGGGCTTTTCTATCTCTTCGCCATCCTTCCATAGCGCGAGGATAGCGTTTCCTCTTGATCGCAAAATGGCCGGGGTAAGACCAGACGAAGGGCCGACATAAATGTCTGGCTTTAATCGTCCAAAAGCCTCAAAAGCTGCTAGTCTTGACGGGTCCCACAAAACAACTTCTTCGCCCAACAAAGCAAATCCAAACGCGATTGCTGGAGATCCAAGACCATCATTTTGTACAAGTATTTTCATCCACCCACCCCGTGAAGACTACACAAATTTCTAGCCATCATGACGTCATGAATGCTGTCTACTTCTATTAGACTTGCTGTGTCAGGATAAGAAGCAGCCAGGGTTCCGCCTTTTTGTAATACGGAGTTAAGAACTTCGTAAGAAAACCACCTATAGCATCGGTCCATTGCGGCCACCCTCTTGAAGAGATCAAGTTCCCTTCCTTCAAGGATTGCAGCATGCCCCCACTTTGGCCAAACCCCATAGGTAAAATGCTCAACACTACCACTATCTATATTACAACCAACGCCAGCGCTTCGTTGAGACCTGTTCTCGTCAATAATTACTGCTGAGCCTGTCGATGGAAGACACGCCAAGAAGTCTGAATTAAAGACAAGATCTCCACATATGAGCATTGTTTTTTTTGAGAGACACGAAGACATTCCGATTAGCAACGACCTAGCGACATTTGTCTGTAAATGATCTTCATTTTCGACGACCAGAACGTCCTTGGGAAGCGTTTTCCTGACCTTGTCAGCACAGCAACCAAGAACAACAACAATTTGAGCGTCGGGCATAGCCTTTTGCGCCATAGATATCTGACGACTTATTAGTGTCTCCCCATTGCCAATATCGATAAGTGCCTTAGGCCCCCTACCTTTCATACGCCTTCCGGCATTAGTCGCTGATATTACGACAGCAAATTCTTGCAATGTCTGTCTCTTGCTATTTTATTGTACTTTACCCACTTCTGAGAAGACGTATTTCTTGAAAATTGCCACGGACCTTCTTTGACTAACATAGTGACTTCAGGAATATGAAGTATGATTCTTTTTGACGCGATCTTCATCCATAACTCGTAGTCTTCTGACGCATCCATGTCTTCTGAATAGCATCCAACCTCATCCAGAGCCGTCTTCCTCACCACGCAAGCAGAATGAACGATATTCTCAAAAAAAAGTCTCTTCTTGTCGAACGATGTTTTGCAGTGATGAGATAAAACCTCATCTTCACCACGCACATGATAATAGTCTGTATAAACAGCACCAGCTATTTCGCCATATTTATTCAGCATGCTAAGGCACTTGTCTAGTCTGCCAGGCAGAAATCTGTCATCCGCATCAAGTATGGCGAAAAAGTCTGCCTTGTCCCAAGAAATCTTTAGCGCCACATTCCGAGCGGGAGCAAGTCCACGCCCAATTTCGGCTGCAGCAAGAATAAGGGGGGTGCCATTCCATGTTCCTGAGACACAAGGAATGCCGCTCACGATCTCTTGGCGTGGAGACTCAAGCCCCTTCATCACCACATCTACCGAGTCATCAGTAGAGCCATCGTCGCACAAAGCTATGATTGACGGCTTTTCTGCGGCAGCACTATCCAGTGCTCCAGGCAAAAGCTTGCCATAGTTCCTATTGCATATCGCGACTGAAACGCGATCATTCCTGGCCATGAATCAACACCCCATCTAAAATAATAATTTTAGAACCTTGAGACTTTGCCATCCTTCTAATTTTTTCTGCTACGGAGAAAGTTTTTTCGCCAGTATCTTCCCATGAAACTTCTGACCAACCACCAACCGCAGAATAGATGCCAGATTGGACGATAGTCCCGTGAATCTCTCTGGTGTCTACCAGTGCAACTCTACGATTAAGCCATGTCACTTGATAGTCCAGGTCTTCCACGATGGTCTTGCTAATTCTTCTTCCCGCCACACAGAACAGGAGAAAAACGCCTTTCGCATCTTGGGCGCCCTCATGAATAGCATCATACTCAGCATATGAAGGGTCGCGAATATCTCTGACAGACCAAGAAAACGGTACTTTTTGATCTCTCATGTACAAAACAACTTGCGACGGCCTAATGCCTCCAGTTGTAGTGGTAACAAAAACAACATTATGCAATTTCTCGGTCTGCTCTACAAGATTGGCCACTGTTTCCTTAAGGTCTTCCAGCGTTTTGTTTTCGCAAGAAACAACTGCTGCGACCTCAAGCGTTCTTTCTCTGTTAGCCTTAACGAGAGCTTGCTGTTGAGAAAGCTCCCCCGCCCAAGAATCTGGCCGATAGTATGGGCAGAACCTTTTGCTTGTCTTAAAGTAGTCACCATCCATGATGAGTGATTCACTTTCTTTAAGGACGGGGAACATGTCGGCATAACAATCTTTTTGTTTACCGTCTTTTACGACCGAGAAAAAACAACCCCTACAGGACGTACTAATTTCATCACTCACGGATAGCCTCCACATAGGCAAAGAAATTCTTAATGTATGAGCGGGCCACTTTCATTCCTGAGTCACTAGCCATTGCCACTATCTCTGGAAGAGTCCCACAGCTCAGCCTACGTCTGTTACTGTGGCCAAAAAGCATAGACCTGAAGCTTTGAATATCTCCAGTCCCAGCAAAAGTAGAACAAGCGTCGACCGACTCGATAGTTCCAATAGAAAGAACTCCTCCCCTACCCAGCCTAGAACGCCAATGGGAGATGAGTGCAAACCTATGTTCTTGAGGATAAAAGTCTAGTATGTCAGAGGCAAGAATCTCTTCCGCCTCACCGACTTCTGCAAAAGCAGAAAGATCTCCCAGATTGACATTGGGTGATGTGGTGGGATCTATTTCTATGTAGCCAGGCAATCGCATAACAGGCTCGCCAATACTCAGTCGGATTTTGACCATAATCGCCTCCACCACGGCGACAGAACAGCCTCTTTAAGAGTGCGATTCCAGTCGTCGGTAAATCTTTTCATCCCATTGTTTTTCACAATGGACGCCCTCGCCTTCTGACCAATAGAGACACAATAGTCTGGATTCGTAATGATCCTACTCACTATTGCATTCATTTCATCCGGAGAGTCAACAAGAAAACCGTTCTCTCCGTGTCTGATAGCTTCTTCTGTCGCCGATATCCTGTTGGCCACAACACAACATCCAGCAGACATAGCCTCGAGCAATGTTACTGGAGATGTACTATGCGTGGCAGTACAAAGAAAAATGAGTGACTCTTGGTAGAATCTGCACAGCTCCTGAGTGTTCTTGGCCGCGACAGAAAGTCCTGGGGTGTCTCCAACTACTTTGGTGGGCAAATTTTTTGTAGCATTAACCCAGTACGAATACCCACAAACCTGATCCCTTCTAATCCAGTCATTCACAACGGACAGACAAACAGGCTTCCTTTTTTTATCTGACAAACAGAAAAGGTCTGTATCTATTGCATTGCGGATAATTGGATCCGTATCTTTTCCTCTCCATAGGCTGCGCTGCTCCTGAGTAATGTAAATGTTGAAGTCTCCCTCAGGAGGCCAAAGCGTTGTTTTTGGGTGAGGGAGAGTATGTTCCATTCTAATTAGTGGGACGCTGAAGTAGTTGGCAGCAGCCATAGCCATCTTGTATTGTATGTCGTGCTGAGAAATCACAAGGTCTGGAACAATTCCTGGTGGTATGGCCGGGCCAACCTCAGAATATGGAAGCAGTAAATGATTTTGAGGAACGGAAGAAAAGTCGTGATTCCATTGCTTGATGCCTGGACCATTCCACAACAAGAAGTGTGCGTCGACATGAGAAAGGGTGGACTGGTATCTTTCGTGCGTGGGAAAAGTTAAGACCCTGAGCCTTTTTGCTCCCTGCTCTCCACAACTTCTGATGCAAGCATCCAGAATGCTCGTTATTTCTGGCATTTGTTTTTTGTCCCGTGAAAGCATGGTCTGTCGATATTACCCGCAGATCTATGGGGTAGGAAGACCTCTGGCTCGAAAACTCGAACCAGAGGAGCGAGTACCGAAAGAAGTTACTCTCCCAGTCTCTCCAAAATATGACGAATCAGACCGTGTCTTTGCACATCCTCAGGCCCAAGCGCAACCTTGGCTATATCTGGATGTCCCAGTCTGTCCCAAATCCATGAGAGAGGATTTATTTCCGAGCTTGGAAGATCGGACTGCGTGGTGTCCCCGCAGACAATGACTTTGGAATTTTGCCCAAATCTCGTCATAAACATTTTCATCTGTCTCCTTGTCACGTTCTGGGCCTCATCAAGAATGATGAATGCGTCGTGAAAGGTCCTGCCCCTCATCGTCTCAAGAGGAATTACCTCAATAGTCCCATTGTACCTATAAGACTTAAGGATCTTAGGCTCCATGAAGTCCCCAAAGGCATCAAACATAGGCATCATATATGGGTCAGTTTTTTCCCCAAGGGTCCCAGGCAAAGCACCAAGCTTTTGTCCACACTCAACAATAGGCCTCGTAAGTATCACCTTCTTTATCTTGTCTTCGGTCAAAAGGTTTGCCGCTAGGGCGCATGCCATGTAGGTTTTGCCACATCCTGCTGGACCAGTGCAAATAGTTATGGTGTGATCATGCATGCAGTTTAGATAGGTCTGCTGATTCGGAGTTTTGGCTGTGATCTTCTTGTTGACCTTCCGAACATCTTCTCCTTTTTTACCTCCAGCATCTCTCAGTTCTTGCCAAGGGATCTGATCTTGATCATGAGATTCCTCGACAAAGTCCTGCCATAACTTTTTCTTGCGTCTCATTGGTGATAGCCTCCAGAAGGATCTTGCCGATCCTTTCGGGGGTGAATTGGTACGCCGTATCCAAGCCGCGCAGGGATTTAGTCTGACGCGACCCTTCCTCCTGGTAAGCCCTCTGCATCGCTTGGGCCAGCTCCATAGTATATGGGGCCTCCCACGTCTCATCGCCACGATAAATCCCAGCACTCTCTTCGGAGCCACCAGAACAAGGCTCGACGTAAGTCTTTACTAGGTAACCGTTTGCGTCATTTATGTATGATCTGTATGTGTCTGTATCTGGAACGATTGGCGTTTTACCCATGGCCAAAGCATCAAAGGCGGGATAGCTCCACGCCTCTCCGCAAGAAGCCTGGACGAAACAGTCTGCGTGCTGATGGAGACCCATTACTTCTGACTCGGAAAGTCGATCCGAGACAACCAACACCTCAGGATGCCTACACATCTTCATTCCTGTTGCGATCTGAGCAATCATTGCGTGTAACTGTTTTGCGTCGCCGCTTGTCTTCACAATCAGAACTACTGGGTCGGTAGCGCCAAAGGCAAAGAAATATGATTTGAGTAGACCACCAAGATTTTTTCTTCTGACATTTTCGCCGATGGTATAAAAGATGAATTTGTTGTTTTTCCTGCACTGACTTAGCCATTTAGGCATTTCATATGAGCACATATACCTGTCTGGATCGCTAGACAGTGGAATACCAACCACTGGCTTTGTAACGCCACTAGCGACACACGAGTTAGCAGAAACGCCTGGGGTAGTAAGAACCAAATCCATTTGATTCAGACGAACAGCCCAGCCAGAAGATCGAAAATGTGAGGTCTCATAGTAAAAATTAGCGACGTTGAGTCCTATTCTCCCATCGTAGGCCATCGCACTAGGCAGAGTGTGTTGAATTACCACATCGATGGTCCTAGGGAAACCTTTGTCTGAAAGCTCATAGATGCGCTTGTGACAGCGGCGCCCCGCCTCGTTAAATGTAATAGGACGGCATATCACGTTTGCTCCAGATGCATCTAGAGCAATGGCCGTCTCAGCGCATGCCCTAGAGTAACCTGTGCCATCATGAAAATTTCCTATGTGCAGAATATTCATGATCGTGCCTTCTCCCAAAATTCTAAACGGTCGCGCTCCGCAAGAAAAATTCTCCAGGCACAATCTCGATTGAACCCAAGCATTTTTCCGCCAGGACCTGGGACGCAAAAGCGGGACGGTACGAACTGAGAATCGCAATATCCGCGAGATATGTCTCTAACCATTCTTTGACCTAAAAATCCAACAGATGAAATGGAGGTGCCGAGCGCAGAAGAGAACGCTTCCCTTACCCACTCATGATTAGTCAAAGATTCTGGTGGCCTTACTGGCTCGAAAAGTTTGGTCTTTGGGGAGTTGTAGGCTCGCTTGGGAGGAGGCAGCTTGGAAATCGTATCTACCCAGACATCAGCAGCCTTATCATAGCAGAAGTTAGATAAGGCAGCATCTCGCTGCCTGATTCCGGCAGCTTTCCTTGCTGGTCTTGGCGACGACAAGAAAGTAGATAGTTTCTTTACTAAGTCATTATTGTCGGGAAGGGCTAGCACTCGCCCAGTTTCTGGCTCACAGTAGGTTCTTCCTACTTTTATCAATGTTCCACCAATCGATCGGCAGACAGAACCCATGGCCGTGTGATCGACAGAGAAGACTGGTATGCCACAATATGCTGACTCCACTTGTGGCATCCCGAAACCCTCGCACACGGAGTACTGAACGCAAGCATCCATCGATGAATACACCGCCCCCATGACCTCCCTCGGAAGACCGAGAGCGACTGTGGGGGTAGAAATCCTTCCAGACCTACAGAATGGGCATGATGCCGCTGGCTCTTGCCAAAGGCTAGCAAATGGTCGAGAGCAGTCGAGGCAACCAAATGTCATTAGTGTTCTATGAGATATGGAGTTGCGAAGAATATACTTAGGCAAATCCCACCCGACATCTGGCCACGATGTGTGACAATACAAATACAACCGATTACTAATGTGTGGGGGGGACTGATCAAGCAAATTCCTAAATGCTTCGAACAGTTCGGGGAAAAGTTTTCTGGTCTGATTTCTCATCACAGACCCCACAACTAGGGCCTCTGTTGGTATACCCAGAGACTTTCTCGCAGAATCCCTGTCCATAGGACGAAAAACATCAGACTCTGCCCCAGGGGCAGCAACCCCAGAGATTCGAAGTCCTGGATAGCCAGACAAAACATCAAGACCATAGTCAGAATAAGCAAGAACAGCATCTGCATCATGAACAGAGGCTATCCACTCCTCATCTTGAGGTTCTCCGTCTACAGGATGCATATAGATCCAGCGGAAGAATGGGCGAACAGGAGAATAGGAAATAAAAGCGTCTGTCCACGGGTCTCTTGCCGAGATCACAATGTCTGGCATAAATTCAAGAACTACTTCTTCAAATACAGTAGACCCAAATGCTGGTTGAGTATTGTAAAAGCCTGGAGGTGGATACGATTGGCTTTTTTCTGTCACGAAAAAGGCGGGCCAAGTATTCTTAGCCCGCCTATTGTCGTTAGGATCTCCATAGCAAGCAATCTCAGCGACTTCGTGCCCAGCTTGAACAAGCCTCTGAGCTATCTGCAACGCGTAGGTTGCATAACCAGTTTGTAGCCATGTTGCTTCGCCGACCAGAAGTACTCTTGCCATTAGAAGGGGATTTCCTCAGTTGAATCAGTTTGCGAGCACGCTTCATCTTCAGCACCGGCTACTGCCGACGCAGGTTGCTTGCTTCCGACAAAGTGAAATTTGTGAACTCGGAACCGGAGAGCACTGCGCTTAGCCCCCGTAGCTTTGTCTGTCCAAGACTCTGTTTTTGCAGAAGCCTGAACGCAAAGCTTGGACCCCTTGGTAATGTATTTGCTGATGAGATCGGCAGCCTTATCCCAGACTTCGCAGTCGATAAAGGCAACTTCTTCCTCACCATCCTTACCCTTCCTCCCACCAGTATTAACCGCCAGGGTGAATCTGGCAACGCGATGCTCAGCACCGACGTTCTTGATCTCGGGATCTCGAGTAAGATTACCAATAAAAATACACTCGTTCACAACTTATCTCCCGGTCACGCCAATTGAAAAACCTTACGCAAGACGAACGAATTCTTTTTAGGGTCTCGCTCGCCTTGAACAAGGACAGTGTTCCCCTGAGTGAGGAGGTAACGATACTCCTCAAGAGGCTCAGAGAAGCATACAACATCGTCTAGCACCCCAGACGAGTCGACAAGAGAGAGGAACGCCATTTCGGTCCCTTTCTTTGTTTTGATAATCCTGATGGAGCGTATTTCAACTCCCATCATGATAAAGCCGGTTTTCCCAGCAAGAAATTCTCCGACGGTAGTATTAGCGTCATTAAGATCGCACGCGTCAACCCGACTACACGTCAAAGAGAAACCAAAGGCCTGTTCTTCTGCCCAAGCCATCCATGCCACATTGTCATTAAGTGGTGTGGGTGGTTTTTCTAGCAGAGCAGAATGACCTAGCACAAGAGAAACCCTCTTAGCATTAGCACAACCGCCACCATCTTTTTTGGTCCTGGCCAGAGAACGAAGATCTTTTAGTAGGTCGCCGCACGAATGATCAATCATCCAAGCAATCTCGATGTCTGTCAAAGAAGCGACCACTTCCAACTCAGCAAGCATCTTTTGTCGTTTAACTCCAGACCAATCCATAGCCCCAGACATGATCATCTTTTGTGTCGCCGACAAGAAGTTAGACCCAACACAAAGAACCCACTCAAGCCAAGTCCATTGTGATAGTGGTCTTCCTAGCTTTTTTTCAACCCCTTCGACAAAAATAAACATCTTAGCAAGAGTATTTTCGCCAAGACCCTTTATGTTGCCTAATCCAAAAGAAATGCTTATCCCGTCGGTATGGAAAATCATTTCCTTGCTTCTTAGATCTGGAGGAAGAATTGGAACACCAGCCCTCCTGGCATCTTCAACCAGCTCCATTACTTCCTCGTCTGGCTTAATCTTGTCTTCGGCAAAACAAAGCCACGAGGTGTAGAACTGAACGGGGAAGTGAGACTTCAAATATGCTGTGTCATATCCAGTAAGACCATACGACATAGAATGGCTATTGCATGTGACGATGCCGGAAGAGACAACAAAATTATGATTAGGCGCGTCCATAGTAACATCATATGTGTTGCATTCGCCATCGTCCTCTATTAGTAAAATCTTTTCTATGTGGGAGCAGTCTTGCCCCCAGCAAAAAGAATAAAGATCATCTCCCAACCTTAGATCAGAGGCCTTCTTTATCCCCGCGCTCGTCGGAAACTTATGGTTATGAGTGACCCTTATCTTTGCTCCACTTTCAGTAGTAATACTCAAAACATAAATATGTCCTGAATACCGAATATCTCTAATAATATTTTCAACGATTCTACCATCATTACACAAAGAAAATCCACTGCCATAATGCCCCCTATCATTAATTAAGTTATGTAAATACACAAGGCCTCGAACTCTAGCATACTCTATATCATTCTTGATAAAGAAAAGTTCTTCGACAGTATGCCTTTCTTTGTCGCCGTTCGGGCGGAGAAAAGCAGTATCAAAGGAAACACACTTATTAAAAGAGTATCGACCAGACTTCTCGATCCACCCCCAGATAGTAGCAGCCATGTCCTCGGAAACAACTTTTTTCTGTGCGGCACCATCAACAAAAAGCTTTTTTACTTCAGACATTTCCCGTTGATCTTTTTTGCCGATGGCCTTCCTCAACCTATCTACATTCTTAAGGTCAAACCCAGCGATCTTAGCGCCAATCTGCATGGCCTGTTCCTGGTAGACCAGAATCTGCTCTGTGGAACCAAGGATTTCGTCTAAGGCAGGATCGAAAGACTCCGCGACCTCTTCTCCGTTCACACGACGACAGTAGTGCTCAGTCATAGACACGCCATTGTCGTCTTTAGCAGCCAGACAGCCTGGCCTTAATAGCGCACCAAGTGCTGATAGGTGCTCGTTGTTTCTCGGCTTGAGTCTTTTTGCCCACGAGGAACCAAGCCTAGACTCAAGCTGAAAAACACCCTTCGTAGTGCCCTCAGACATTAAATCCCACGCTGTCACGCAGTCTGGCAGTCGCAATACGTCGACATCTAATATTGGCAAGGCCCCCTCCTTAGGGGGAGGGGCAATAATAGGCCAGGAACAACCGCAAGACATCTTGTAATTTTTCATATCTTTACTGAAGACTCCGTCCTAACGCACGCACCCTTGAACGACGTCTTGGATGCATGATAGCGATGAAGACGCATGAATCTAGTAATCAAATCTGCTGTCTGCTGCGTATCAACCATAGCAGAGTGTGCCCCGTCTTTGCTTAAACCAAAATAACTTCTGAGCGTATCCATCTTTCTATTTGGAAGCTCGTCAGAATTCTCAAACCAAAACTCTAACATGTCTTCTAGATCGTAAACTTTGCGACGATGAAAAAGATTTTGCTCTCCACTCTTATCAGCAAAACCATATTTTCTACAAATCCGTGTGAAGATTGGAAGATCAAAAAGTCGAATGTTTTTGCCTGCAGGAATGGGGGATGTCATAAAACCATTGCCTTTGGGATTAAACCTTTTGATAAATCCCGCAAAAGCTTTCCACACAATCTCCTGCTCGGGTGCTTTCTGCAGCTCTCCCCTAGTCTTTCCATTTACCGCCAGTGCCCCGTCCTGCAAAATAGAAAAATCTGTAGGCCGGCAGAGACTATAAAATGTTCCATCAGGAATCGGAGTTAAAGTCCTGGGATTTATGGCTATTGCCGCAATCTCAATGGGTTCAGTTGTCTTTATATCTAGTCCACCGGTCTCAAAATCAAAACAAATAATCACATTAGAATTCATTGGTCAATCTCCGTGTGCTTCTCAACCCAAATGGTAACACTTTTGTCTTTCCCTATCTTTGTCTCCAACGCACAGCATGGGTCGTCTGCAGCCTCGACGAATGCAGAGTCAAGAACAACCTCGCCACCAGCCTTAAGCACCAGGGCCTTAACTAATTTCCCGAGATTTACAGTTATCTCCACCTTTGCTTTAGACAACTCAGAGAGAGCGTCTAAAAGCGCCAAGTTGTGATCTGCTAGCCGAACAGACAGTCCAATGTCATCATCATTAGCCACGACATCTCTCCTTTTCTAGGTTCTTGCCTTACCACCCCTTAAAAGCGAAACAACACCCTGTATCTTGTCTAGTGCCGCGACACCAAGAATGTCAAACTTGACAAAACCCATGCTCTCAAGATCGCTCATTTCAACCCCGCAAATGCTACGGTCTGTAGCCTTGTCATAAACCATAGGGCAGCATTCTGTTAATGGCCTTGGTGCTATTATTACTCCTGCGGCATGTTTCCCCTGATTCCTTTTCACCCCCTCCAAGCGAATGGCCTGAGCAAATTCACTAGCCAAAGGCCCTTCTAATTGCCCACTGTCTCCGATATGACACCACTGAGAAAGGCCCTTGGCATTATTTTCAAGTGCCCACTGTAGAATAGAGGCTTCCCCCGTATCCTCTCTCATTTCCTGAAGCTCTTCAGTGATAGATGCCTCATCTGGAATATTTTCCGTAATCCTATTGACCTCGTCAAACGTGCCTTTTTCATGAGCCTTAAGAACATCTTTGATAGCCGCTCTTCCTTGCAGTCTACTAAATGTCACCATCTGTGCCACATGCCCTTCGCCATATTTTTCTCTCATGTGCTGAACAACGTCATCCCTGTGAGAGATGGGAAAATCGCAATCAATATCTGGGAGGCTTACTCGCCCTGGTTGATTACGACCGGCGTTATAAAATCTTTCAAACAAAAGGCCGTACTTGATTGGATCTACGTCGGTAATATTCACCAGATAGCTAATTAAACTACCAGCTCCCGAACCTCTACCTTTACCCACAAGCCAGCCACAAGATCGCGCCCAGGCGCAGTACTCTTGAACAACAAGAAAATATGCGCTTAGTCCAGCCTCTACAATAACTCCAAGCTCCTGCTTAATGCGATCACCATAAACATTATACTGAGAATGATCGGCCTTTACGTCAGGTAACTTCTTCCTCCAACCTTCTCTACAGAGCTGCCTCAGGTGCTCGTCAGCACTAATTCCCTTAGGGCAGTCAAAATTAGGGAGAATTGGCTTTCCGAGAATATCATAATCGGCACACATTTCTGTAATCTTAATCGAGGACTCAATTTCCTCTGGGGTATGTAGTTCTTTGACTTCTTCTAGAGAAGGAATGTGATAGCGATTAGAGCGAAAAAACTTATCTAGTCCAGACCCTTCCCTCTTGGCAAGCGCTGCCCTTATTGTCGGAAGCGTTGCCTGCATGGACGTACAAAGCAACAGCCTTTGATCAGCTGCATCTTCTTTAGATGGGTAGTACGCATTTGGTACTGCAACAGTGTTCAGCTTATGCTTTTTAGCGAGATGGCGTAGAGCATTAACTGCCACTGCAGACGCAGGAAAATTGTCTTGATCAACAGCCTGAATTTCTATCCAAAAATTCTCTGGGCCAAACGCATCTCGATATTTCTTGACGACGCCAAGCATCCTGGACTCCCAGTCTGAAGATACTTCTTTTCGAGCGTCATCATAAGAAGCGGCATCATTTGCTAGCTTAAGATCTCCAAAAATGGCAGCAAAAAGATCAGACCCAGGGCCACCAGAAAAAGCAACAAGCTCTCCACAAGAGTATCTGCCTAATTGCTCAAGGCTAAGCGTAGGCTTTTTGTGAAAATTTTCAGGAGAGTTCGATTCACTAGAAGCATGTATCAGATTTTTCCATCCGACATCTCCCTTAGCCAAAACGCAAACTCGAGAAGTTGCTTGCCCATTTTCCTTTTTCGAATCAGAAAGATAAAACTCGCACCCAAGAATGGGCCGAATATTTTTTTTGCGAAGAGCTTTTGAGAATGCGACAGTCCCCGCCAATGTTCCATGATCGGTAATTGCGCATGACGTATAACCAAGAGAGTGGCATCGTGTCGCGACTTGGTCTGGCTTGGATGTCGAATTAAGTAGGCTGAAGTGCGTATGTACGCGCAGAGGCACCCAAGACATGGTAACAACCTTCCATTCTTTGTCACAAATAGAGCCTAGCATGCGCTGCTGGTGTGCTAGGAGGGGGGGAATCTCAACGAAAAAAACGCTGCCAGCGCCACCCCCAAGACTTCTCTTGACGTCATACTATTTGTGGGACGAAAGAAAATCAAGGGATTATCGATTATCCCCGCTACCGCCAATCTTCCCACGCTTTTGACGAGAAGAAAGTTTCTCGATGTTTCGTCTGGCGACCTCATCGAGCGTAACCTTTAAGTCCTTGGCTATTGCTGCAAGATACCAAAAGACATCGCCAAGTTCGTCGATAAGAGCATTCCTCTTCTCTTCTGAAACAGTCCCGCCCTCGTCGCGGATGATCTTCTTTACCTTATTGCAAATTTCGCCCGCCTCTCCTGCCAGACCCAACGCTGGATAAGTTAATGAAGAGGAGTCTGGGTATATGGCCGTAGCATTAGCTTCGCTTTGATACTCGTTAATGGTCATGATAGCTCCTTTAGGTCTTTCTGCTGTGCAGCATACGTCGGCCCGTGCCCCAGGTCCGTGAGGCGCTCTGGCCGCAAAAGATCCTCACTGTTCATAAAGCCTCGAAACTCATAGGGACCTGGGAACTCTCCAACGATTAAAGAATACATATCTAAACCATTGATCTTGTCGACCTTGCCCAATACGGCCAAAAGCTTTCCCGAACGATAGCGGGTAGCCTTTACGTCAACAGTAGTGCCTCCTGGCAACATTGCATCATGGTTCGGACGATTCTCCATCTGTAGATCTGGATAAATATTAAACATTTTACAAAAAGCAATTTCTGCTGCCACACCTTCTAAGTCTGTGATGTCACAATCCTGTGGACCAATCTTCAAATCTTTAGTGCTGGTTTCTCTATTTTTTGCGTATCTTGCAGTAGCTAAATATTTTGCTAGCCGTTGTTCTGCCTCGTTAAGGGTTGTCTGGCTTCCAATCTTAGGAGACATCGGTAACCTCCGACTTTTCTGTTCGTCCACCACCCGAGCCATAGGCAGCCCAAGGCTCACCCCTAGCATATTTTGCTATGACGCGATCCATACCCACTTGGATAATTTCCTGCCTATAGTGATTGCATGTGGAAAGGCCAGAATCTGGATGAGCATCATTATAGAAATGACAAAGCCTTTGACACTTCCAATTTTTTGGATTTTTATCTATTATTCTTGATGGAGTATTATCCTTCTGAATTTTCTCAAACTCAGTGCGAATCATAGACATAGTCGCTGGTAAGTCCGAACGATGAAGACAAAGGGAATAAGGGCCTCCGTCTTGAATGAAGTAAATCGTCATCATTATATCATCTTTTGGATATAAATGGCAAAGTGCATAATGATAAAGGCGAAGCTGAAAGTCTTCGTGCATATCAGGATATTCTTTAATTTTATCCTTAATCCAACATCGTCTTTTACCTGTTTTCCAGTCTATGTATTCTATCATCCTCGGACCTACTCTTGTCACAAGGTCCATAGTGCCACGCAACACTAGATTTCCAGCATAACGACGGCCATCTGGCAGTTCATATTCGTATTTAGCCCAATCTTCTTCGACCACAATTTCAAAAAACTGCTCTGGCATAACGACATTACGATTGACTGGAGAAAACATGCCATCGTTAAAAAGTAAAACATCCCACGTCCACGACTGACACTTTTCTCTGTCGGCGCTCATCCACGGATGGACCGTCCTTTCCGGGTTGGTATAGTGCTCCCAGCCAGACTGGATAGCTAAATCAGGAGTAAAGCTGGAAGTGTCAAACTCAGTATCCACCTCTGGATCATAAAATTTTTGTTCTCCTCTTTGATGAGCAAGCTTTTTCCTGGCCAATAACTCTAGAGCCTTATGTACAATATTTCCCGATTCAGCCTTTTTGCCGGAAGGCTCTTTGTGACCAAGGTTAGAAGTAATAAAGAATTTATGGGGACACCAGCCATAACTGCCGACAGAGCTAGACCTTAGGAAAGTTACTATAATCGGAATGCCCCCGTCAAATAAGAAATGGCGGCACTAAGCTGTTGCTTCTTTGTCATTTCTGCATTGTCTATAATTGCATCAAACTCATAGTCATCCAAAGAATTTTCTGATATGTGGAGGTCCGATTTGTCTGTATCTCCACGAGTCAGCAAAACAATTTTTCCGCCAGCGGCACGGATAGCATTGCACTCATTAGGAAAACGTAAATCTGCGACAACGGCAAGATATTGTCTGGCTTCAGATCCTTGTGCGTCAAAACGAATCTTCCTCATCGTCGCGTCGACATGAATAGATGGACTCATCTTGCGACAGATTTCTGTGCCGAGATATTGCAGAAAATCTCGAACAGTCATTTTCTTGTTTCTTGGCGGACGAGAGTCAGACATCATATCGTATGTCGGCATGTCTCCCCAACCATACTGAGTAGCTTGGTCTTTTTGTTCTGTGGTGCCATGAACAAGCTGGTTAGAAATGCCAAACAACTCCACTGAAAATTTTTTGAGTAGGTCCGCCATATGATATACTTTGCTGTCGCTTAGTGAGCCGTGTCTTTCAGGAAAACCATCAGACCACCAGTGCGCAAGTGCTTCTGCCAAAGTATCCTTTCCAGAACCTTTACGTCCAGCCAGACCAATCAATATCATGCAATTCTCCCTAAAATTTTCTTAATCTCATCGACAGAAAGATCTGCAGGGTCTCTACCTTGACCTGCATGTGCGATGACAACACGAAAAGAACGAGAAAGTTGCTTCATAATTTTTTGAGCTGCTACCTGGCCAGCCTCGTCATCATCCATAAAAACTATTACCCTACTTGCCCCAGACGACTCCATAAGGACCTGTTGAGCATCAGTAAGAGAGACACCCAGTAACGCTACTGCATTATGATAACCCCCTTCCCACAATCTCCATACGTCGCAGGGGCCTTCAACCAAAATGAGAGTTTCAGCGCGTCGAGCCTCAAGAAAAGCAGCCGCCTGATTATAAAGAACTCTAGATCTTGAGAACTTAGAATGCATCCATTTCGGAGTCTCTGTGCCAATAGCCCTAGCAGAAAATCCGACGGCCATACTTCCAGAATGATCATAGACAGGCACTACTGCGCGACCAAAAAAAACACCCTTTGATGGTTCCCCCACATCAAAGCGTTCAAGAACGTCGACAGAAAAACCTCGAGAGAGAAAGAAACGACTAGGAATAGTCAGTCTGGAGCGAACTAAGTTTCTTGACCATTTGCCGTCACTAGAAGGCTCAACAGCAAGATTGTTTGTCTGCGTGACGAAGTCCCTTTTACTTCTATCTACGGCGGCAGACTCAGTTGTAGGTCCAAGGACTAAGTTCAAAAAATCCACTGTCTCTCGAACAGTAGCCTTCTTCGTATTGTCTATATCCCATCTGTGTCTAGTTTGAGACAGAACTCCACGAACAAAGCCAAAGGTATCGTCGCGGAATATCTTCTCGCAACCACGAGTAAAACATTGCCAAAAGCCAAACTGAGAATTGTTGTATACTCGACAACCAGTGACATTATCCCCACAATGAACGGGGCAGGGCAACATAAAGGAGTTGTCCGCATTACGATATTGCAGGCCTAGTGCAGCCATCACAACATCAAGTTTCCGGGTTGCTAGATTAGAGATTTCGCGGACATGATCAAAATTGTGCAGGGGCGCCTGAGGGCGCATCGAATCCCGACCTTGAAGACTTGCTCCTGAGGAGGGCGTTTCTCGTTGGCCCCTCCCTAACTCTCCCGAATTCATATTGCCCCTGTATGTTGATGTAGTCTCCATGGTCTACCCCTTTCCCATGCCTAGTTACAACCGGTATGAGCTTCAGATTGTAGCGAATACCATCAGGACCAGCCCCCTCCTCGGCCATTTCCTCCTGAGATTTCCATTTATAGATACTGAAATTGCTACACAACCAAATAATCCTGTCCGAACCAGAAGCAGTGCTAGTGTCTTCAGCGTTGATACCATCCCTGTTTAATTGAACAAACGCCAAAACGGGAATATCATACTTGACTGCAAAATTGTGAAGGTTGGTCATCAAGAATCCTAATGCCTGAAACTCACTCACGTTCCTGGTTATAGACCTATCGTCCATTAATTTGATATAGTCAAATACTATTAGGCACGGCTTAGTCTGGCCAGACTCATCAAACCCAACGTGCCTATATAACCATCGACGCATCAGGCCAACTGTCTCCTCAAAAGGCTGTCCCGCTATTGAAGAATAGTGGTATGGCATCTGCTTGATCTTTTCTTTAGCGTTAAAAACAGCCTTTGACTCTGCTGGATCTCCAGCAAACTTCCCAGACTTGATGCGATCAACAGAAATGCTAGTCATATTCGCTATCATTCTGTGCCAGTGTTCTTTTGCTGACATTTCTGTGTCAAGATTCAAGACGGGGATACCTAATTTTCCGGCGACATGAAGAGCAACATTGTCAGCTAGCTGAGTCTTGCCCGTCTTTGGCCTGGCACCAATAATATTTACAGTCCCCCTCTGGAAACCGCCACCAATAGAAGCATCATACTGAGGCATGCCTGAGCCAACCCCCATCATGTCTGAGGGATTACTAGACAAGTATTCCAGATATTCATCAAGATCCTTGGATATGTGAGAAAGTGAGTCGCTCTGATTTCCCAAAGTCCCGACAAAATTAAAGACGGCCTCCTCACCAACAGCAAGAATCTCACCCAACGTCTCCTCTCCGGTGACACTGCCGAGCTTCACAGATGCTTCACTTAGGACCTCAGAAAACTCATTAGCCTTCTTCAGTTTTACTAGTCTCGCCGCCTGCTTTCTCAAGTTAGATGGGTCAATTGCCGTAACTGTTAGTGCGCGCAAATACTTTAGCTCATCCTGGTTGCTAAAGAAATCAGAAAGTCCAAGAACCCCAGCAGCAGACATAATTGACGGAATATCTGCCTTGCTTCCTGGCTCAGAAAGGACTTTTTCTAGACACCTGTAATATATGCAGTTCGAAGAACAGACAAAACAATCCGCAGTCAAAACATCTGATACCTCAACATATGAATCATGACCTCCGCGAAGCAAACCTGCGAGAACGGCCCTTTCTGATGAGGGGTCACTATTCATCTGCGACTTCCTCTCAAGCATGAAGGACAAACAATTCCAGCATCTAGTCCTTGTCGTAAAGCTGCAATCGCTGGAGCTACCATGTGAGACTTATTGCACTTGGGACAAAAGGCCTGCACAGGGTCTCTACTAGAGGCGGGGCGACGGCTGGTCGGCTGAGCGTGCTTTAACCACTTCTTGTCTGTCTGTATATGCTGTTTTTCTAATGTCTTGTCATCGACAAAACGATTAGAGCTAACGACCTCTTTCTTTTGATCGGAAGGAGCAACTGTTCTTTTCTTCTTAGCCCCCAAAGTCTTAGGGGAAGACAATAGCCTGGTTGCTATCTCTGTGACCCTAGCCCAATCCTTAGCAGACACAGCCTCATTAATTTGAACAATCAACTCGTCGCTCATGATCTCCTCCTTCTCGTAGCAGCCAAAGAAGAAAACATATCTGCTGACTTCTCTAGCCTTAAGGGTAAATACTCAATCCTATCCATTTGACAAGATAGGGTTACCTCGTGCCTTTTCATCTTCGTAGAAAAGTCATCCTCAGCAATCGCCAAGCACATGCGCTCATCAGGAGAATTATATCTGTAGTTAGCAAGTCTTGGCGCAACATTCTTCATGATCGCTTCGCCACAATATCTAATTTGAGCCTTGAGCTTATTGATCTGCTTGGAAACATGAAATGATAACGCCACCAATAGAACAGCTGCCTCACCACACTCGTCAGCAGAAAGCATGCGCAGTTCATCCTGACTAATGGAGAGATACTTCATAGCCCCCTCCCCGTCAACAGGAAAAACTGATTGCTCAAAACTGTCGAGAGCCTTTTGAACTTCAACTACTACGTCTGGAACATCTTCCGCCATTGCTCGTCTCCCCCATCAAAAGGTAACTCAACCAAACGAATGTTGTTGATCTCACACCACTGCTTTTTCTTGTCGTCGCGCTCTTTCCCACGAAGAAAGCCCATCATCGTGCCATGAAAATGGGCGATGAATTTATAGTGCTGTTCTCCGTGCGCCTCAATGGCTATCTGCCTTAAAGGCAAATAAAAATCAAGCCTAAGGCCATGAGAACCAGGAAGCCCGACCTCTTCCATTATCCTGTCTACTGGATAGATGGTACGCAGAAACTCTCTCACCTTCCCATGCAGGCCCGACCTTTTTGGTCCCCCTGGGCCATCATAGCTACGACCAGAAAACGACCACGAGTATATTTTTCCGTTAAGTCCAATTACTTTCATGGATTAATCATCTTTGAGATTTCTTTCTCCAGAACTTCTATCCAGGCAGGATTGTCTTGAAGAAGCTTATACAACTTTTCGGCGCCCTGAGTCTTAGTTTTCTTGATGGCTTCATCCCCCCACTTATCCAAACCTAAAAGTGCGACATGTCTTTCCATATAGTCAAGAGACATCCAGGCTCCCGCCTTGCCCACTAAGCCTAACTGAACGCCTAGATTGATGGCCTCAAACACCCTGTCTACCCCAACGCCATAGCGAATGTACGAATCTACTTCCATTCCAGGAGGCCCGAGAGCGCAGGACTCAATCAACCAATGAACCTGCTGGCCAATTTGCTTTTCGCTTCCAGAAACTCCGACTTTCCATGGTCTATCATACTTAACTCTCATTTGTACGTCAGCCTGGTACTGTAATGTCCTAGATCCCTTCTCGACATAACCGCCATAACCAGTCTGGGACTGAGTAAGATGCATAATCGCCCAGACAATACAGTTCCTCACTGGGACTATGTTTGCCGCCTGGCGACAAAAGCCAGCGAAGATCTTATTGCCAGCCCCTCTATTTTCGTACCCCACACCTTCATCCATTTCTTTTTCATCACACAGGGCGGAGACGGAATCAATAATCACAAGACATCCAGGATGAGTATTTATTACCTGCATTGCTAGCGTGAGATAGTCTTTTGCAGAAAGGATTTTATCTGCGGTAGATCTAACAATTGTCATCTTGTCTAGATCTAGACCTAGCGTTCCCCGCAGATTCATTTCTTTCAGTCGCCCCTCCACGTTCAGATAATAAACGTGTCTCGCCCCATATTCCGGTTTCTGGCACTGTGCAGCAAAAGACAGAGCTGTGGAAGTATTGTGTGTGACAATAAAGTTATTGGTTAAATACAAACCGTCGTCACTCGAGACCTCAATGCAAACAGACATCTCGTCACGCACATACTCGACGGAAACAATTCTACGACGTAGAGAATTGGTCCTTTTTCTTGTACACCTACTCTTTTTCCTGTCGACGCGAAAGAGAACGCTTGCGTCTGGCATACGGATAAAACAGCGATAGGAGTGAAACATCTTACCGTTCAATTCTTTTCTGGTCATGCGAATAGAGCAAAGCCCACCCAAAGACAAGACAAGATGCTTAACGTCTTCCGCCAACTTCCTGGACGCGGTGCTGAACTCACAGTCGCCTTTTTTATTTGCTGTCCCGTCGGTATCCATCAATCCCTGCAATACAGCAAGCCTAACGGGTGCCCAATTATACAGATAAATTTCTGGGACACACTTTGTGTGAGAGTGCCTTCCCATTAGCCCGAGTTCAGAAAGAGAGCCTCTCAGCTCCCTGCTTGCAGTTATCCTGTAGCTATATAGACTTCTATTGGCTGAAACCTGACAATTCCCTTGATTGCCCACCACAACAGCTAGCTCTTTATCCATTGTTGTGAAAGACATATTATTCGTAACCATTGAACCATTCCCCAGCAATAATCCCACAACATAGGGATCTACGGGGACTTCTTGCTTATTCATGCATACTGGGGAAGGTACATCAACTGTCCATTTTGGGCGCCTGCCCCAGCGGTTATTTTTTTGCTTGAGATATAGGTCATCTTTGATGTCGAACAGTCGAACAACTTTTTTCTTTAATGTCTTAGAGCATCCGACCTGCCACAGGTGGTCTATCCCACACTCAGCATAATCTCCAGAGTCAAAGTGAACTCGATATACCTGCTTCACTCCTTGAGGGAATACTCCTACGACATTACTTTTGCCATACGGATGACAAATCTCGTCTCCAACAGACAAGTCTCCAATCCTCATTGGACCAGCAGGGGTGTGGACTATCGCAGATACTGGTTGCTCCTTGCCACTCTTGGGTTGTCCTGAACAAGTAACCCAGGTCCCCTCTGGTATGCCTCCATGCAAGGCTACATTTAGCGCTGGAGCCAAAGGTATGACTTGCTTTCTCTCTTCCTCAAGATTCATCACGTCGCGAGCAGAGACGACGACTCCATCACCATACTTTTTGATCATTTCTTTCGTAAGGTCAGACTCAACTTTTTTAGCCACGCTCAAGCTCCTCTAATTTGGAACGCATAGACCTAGAACAAGAGAAAACGGGTCTTGTCTCAACCTCCTGCTTACCGCTCGGGGGAGGCGTCGACAAAAGAGTAGTGGGTGAAGACGCTAAGGAAAGTATTTCCGCGTCATACTTTAGCTGTTCTCTTGCCAGGGCATCTTTTAGGAATGGGGCACCAAATGAGTATGCCTTCTTGCCTTCTGGAGAACGTATCGCTCTAGATATTACTGTCGGGTGATATGTTTCAAGCAGCTTCAAAGCTAGCCTGAGTTGAAGCAGAAAAATCTTTTTCCATCTGTCGAGATCCCAAAACTTAGCAGGCAAAGAAGTTTTTTCCTTCAATGCCTGCCTCTCACACATATATTCTGCCAGGATCTGTTGGGGGGCGACCCAACCTCCACCATAACGACTTTCGTAGCGACTACTCTCCGTCTCTTTCCTGGCCATAATCATCCTCCGGCTTTTCAGAGGCATGACTATAGGGGACCGCCCTCGCGGTTATCAAGTACTGGCCCACAGTTTCCTTGTCCTCTGGATCACGGATGTCGCTATTAACGACTGCCATTTCGGGAACGACAACAGCCTTAACGTGAACACTATTGCCAGACAGGTGGCCCAGGAAGAAAAGAGAAAAGGCCTTTGAGTCACCAGATAGGGATGCTGCTGCCCCAGAACGGAAGAAATAGCCTTCTGCGTCGTCTGGGCAAGGAGCAAAAGACGAAGAGCGAAATCTAATTTCCATAGATTTGACTGTCAGGTGACAATCAAAACAAAATTCTGCCAGCTCAAGCCAACAGGCTGACTCGCCTTCCACGACAGCATACTGCCCGTCGGAAAGCCTTACCAGCAAATAGGTTGAGTCAAAAGGAGCCTTAGACAGAACTTCTGACAGAGTGCCTAAACTAATCATTTTTGACCCCTAAAAATATTGTTGGAGTAATGAGCCATAAACTTATTTCCTGACCTATTCGCCTTCCCTTGCTCATCACCTTCAATAGAAGCCGCCTCTGTCATAATGGTCACCCCCTCAGATGGGCGTCCAAATTTTCCTGGAGACTTAGCCTTGGCTTGCTTGTAATAAGATTCAATTTCTGATTCTGGTCTGCCAATGTCTTCAGCCATCTCGGCAATTCCCTTGAAAGACACCAACGAGTCGATGTAGTAGGTCTCGATCTTCGAGAGTGGTTTTTGTTCTAAAATCTTCTTAGCCATCATCAAACCCTCTGAGCCATACGAAGAAGCGACGTATTGCCGCTCTTTAGAAAACTAACATAAGCGTCGAACGACTGCTTAGTAACTTCTGCAAACTCGAATCGTCGTTTCCCAAGATGTCCCTCTTCTCTAGACAATTCTGACTTGGCATGATTCTGAGGATTAAAAAATAGCCCAGCATCAATCCCTCGGTAGCAACGACGGATATAATATTTAGTGATATTTGTGCGAGCAGTAGATATTGTCTTCGCCACACATTCTCTGTCGTCGCAGTCGATAGCTTCTCCACCAACGCCAATCCCTCCTCCCGAAGAGGAGTATTCTTTTTTGTCAAGAAAGGCTTTGGCGTCATCCATAATGCTCATCACTTTGTCCCCGGAGCGGTATGGAAGAGTACGCTTTGCCCCTCAGACTCCAGATGTGTCACTTGTGTAACCAACTCTGTGTCTTCTCCCTCGCTAGGCTTCTGCGCCCCAGAATAACGAAATAAGCCATGGACGTTCTTTTCAAACGACATGTCTCCACAATAACAGCATTTCGCCTTACATTTCCAGTCAAAGTCTTGATCTGGCTGAATAACAAAAACATCTACCAAAGGAATCCTGCAGTTAGAACATTCAAGAATGGTATGTCCACCATCTTGAAAGCCATACTTCACAGAAGGCTGAGACTGTACTACTTGGCGGAGCATTTGAGTAATTCCTCCAGGGCTTCGGCAAGCTTTCGCTCGCACGTCCATCTATCTGTTCCACTAATCTTCAAAGTCATATTTCGTTTTTCAACAGGGTTACCAGAAGCTGTACCATCTGGTAATTTCTCATGAACTTCTGCAAAAACATATACCACAGCAACATGTGGATTAGATTCATCATTTGGAGTCATTCTTTTTTGCCCTCCTCTATATACTTCTTTACGTTCTTTATTTTCTTTAGGTCTAAAGGCTTGTCTGTATTTCTCCACCATGGTCGTTTGCCAGAATCGTTGCCCATTAGCTGTTGTGCCTTTTTCTTTTTGTCTTCACTCTTTGCGGCCAATTCCTCAGCCTTGCATCGGCCTGCCTTCTTTGCGTTTCTTTCGCCCATCTGGCCAATAGTAGTGACATTATTGCAGAACGCGTCTATGCCACATCCGATTAAACGCCTTAGCTTTTTCTCTCCGCACTTCTTGCATTTTCGTTTAGTGCTATCGCTAAACGACTGATACAACTCAAACTTATCGCCACAGCCATCGCACTCGTAGTCGTAAGTAGGCATCAATCATCATCCTCGTCGTCTTCGTCCTCGTCAAGCTCCATGTCTACTTGCGCATCAATAGAG